CGTACCTGACCCCTTTTCAGGGGAAGAATATAGAGTCGTTATCGTGTCGACACTTGATATCGTCTCATTAATGATTATCGGTGTATCGGCCATTATCTTTCCTCTATCAAAAAGAAGGAGTCTAGTTCTGCCGTGGCGTTATTCGCTCCCGTATCATTACTAATTTGAAGGAAAACATAGTCGTTCTGATCCAAGGTTATATTGGAAATAATGGTAAAAAAAGCCACATCTCTACCGCCCACTAAAGCGTTAACCTGCCTTGCTTGCGTAGATATATCCGTGAATGTTGTGGTGGCGAAATTAAAGCGTCTAACTTTAATGTTTAAAACATTGTTCGATGTTGAATCAACTGTAAGAACGGCTGTTATTTTATACTCTCTTGGCGTGAAACCTAAATGCCTTAGTTGGCCGTTAGCTGGGCTGTCAAAATGCTGTAGGTCGCTAGCTGTAAACGTGCCTAATAAATCAACAAAGGTAGAGCTTGCGCCTATTACTGTGGCTACCTCTGTTGAGATCGTGTTGGTGCCACCCTCAAAAGTGTTTTCCATGCCGACATTATCATCCCATGATGATGACAAGTCACTTTGAGACATGTTGGGTGTTATGTTGGTGCCTGTGGAATCAAATACCCCGTTCCTAGAGATAATAACCCCGTCTAGCTGAACTGTAGAAGGATTGACAAATTGAGCAGGGGCAAAGTCAAAGAATGAAGCGCTGGCCGGTAAGTCGATATTTTGATTAGAGCGAAATCGTGACGCCATAGAAAACCCCGCGCCCGCCTTATAGAGAGAATAAGCGCCATCAGACAAGCTTCTAACAATAGAAGTGTCAATAAAATAACCTCCCACCCATGTCCCCGCTAAGGTTAATTCTGGCTTACCGCCAAATCTGCCGGTGCCTGTCTCTAGCCCTTGGCGGTAAGCGGTGATCGTGCCCAGAGATTCACAGTTATTATAATTAATTCGGCTTATCTCTATGGCTTCTAATCCTGTGTCTGATGTAATGTTATAAACTTGTGATCCAGTTCCAGATACATCGATTTTAAAATCCATAAATAAAACATTACCACTCCCACCAGCGGGGCTAGTAAACATCGTATAGCCGCCTGATGCGCTGGTTAATCCTGAAATGTCGAAATTGTAACCTGCGATATTAAGACCTGCTGCTGGAACCTCGATAGAGGTTGATCCCATATCAATAATGCCATCAAGAAAATATTCGTCTGTGCTGGATAGAGAGCCGGATAAATCACTGGCTTGAGTTACTATTATTCGATTATTTAATCGTGCGGCATATAGCTCAGTATCGTTATCATTAACCTTTATGAACGCATCGCGCCACGTATCGCCCGTTCTATCGTTGGCTACTGTGCCTATGTCTATAATTTGCTGTGCCATCTTAAGCTTTAAGGCCATCGCCGCTTCCTAGCCTATTGCTAATCTCGTTTACTTGGGCCTGATTATTACCCTGCGCCGACTCAACTCGGGCTGTAACCTCTGATACTTGATCAGTACCACCGCCCGACCTAAGCCAAAGCCTGTACATGTCTTCTTGCAAGGTTGTGAAATAAAACCGTAGTTCATCATCTTCCGCTAGCTTTGCGGGGAGTCTCGACTGTGGTGGCGGATTAGCATCAATCCCCATTAGAAGCCCGCCAAACGTGCTTTGATAGACGCTGTTTGTAGGGAATAATAACAAGGATCAGAGGTGGTTATCCTGATAATAATGTCATAGAACGACGCCATGTTGTCCCATTTCACCTTGAGATTGGTCTGTCCCATGCGGCCAACCTTCACAAACTGGCCCTGCTTAAAAAGCTGGACATCTGTATGCGCTTACCTGGGAGACCTACCAAGCCACCGTGAATAGAGGCCAGTGTTCTAATGCGCTGAATAGTCAACGTGTCATTGGTGAAGGCGTCAATGTCTAACTTGTATAATTTGCCATTGGTCTCATCAGCTAATAGGTGCTTGTTATAGACAAACATATGGGAGGTTGCGTTGTACTTGCCTCGGTCAGTATCAGAGGACAGGTTAAACCAGCCATCCACACCTAAAGCCTCACTTAAACACCACGTTTTGTTCTCAGTCGGGAAGGTTAATACGTAGAAGTTCTGGCCCTCGATTCTAAACGTATAGCCTACAGCGTCATCAGTTACATCATAGCCTTCCATTGCATGAGCGATAGGAATAGACGATACAGGCTGAGCATTGCCCGATATGGCGCGATAAACCATCTTATCGTCACCTAACCAATAGATGAACTTATCTGTGTGAGCGACTGAATGGAGAGCGTCTAAGCCAATCTTCTCAATGACTCGACCCTCAACAGGAACTAGAGGTGGTTGAACATCACCGTTATTCCAATAGATAGGGGTTGTACGCTCTGTGAACATATACATTCTATCTTCAAACGCATAAGCCCTGATTAACTTGCCGGGGTCGTCTTCAACAGCACCCGCATTCAATCCGATGGCAGTCGTACCATCGCCAACATTAGACACCACGAAAGTTATTTAAGAAGCTAACCGCTGTTGAGCCTACAATGTTGACGTTAGTGACAGTGATTAGTGCGTTGGTTGATTGCGTGTATTGCTGAACCACGCCGACTGAACAGATAATAAGGTTCCGGCCGTCATCGCCAAAGGTACATCTAGCTGTGCCGGGAATGGTGCCTCTATCGATATGAGTGCCGTCTGCCTCTACTTCAAATAACGTGGTCCCAGCCACCTTATAACCTATCCGCTGCATTTCCCACGAACCGCGATCAGCGCCGCCACCCGTACCAAACAAGCTCTGACCAGGGAAGGATTGAGTGGTGAAATCCTCTTTGCCACCGCGCATCAACTCAGGGTAGAAGTTCTGCGTGAACTGTGAAGACAAGGATGAATCCCTATGCTCAGCAGACGGACCTGTAATATTGAGAGGGAAGGTTTCAAAAGTCATGGTGTAGCGCCTGGGGGAGTCATTGCAGGAGCGGGCCCATATCGGCCTTGCTTGTCCTTCTTATTCGCACCCTTGATAGCTGCAATGAATAAAGTGTGGTATTTGGGGGCCTCTTCGGTATCTACAGCCCATAAGAACACCTGCTTAAGAGCGCCGTATAGGTAGATACCGGGGAAATTATCCAGTATCTCATTGGTCTGGTTAGCTGTGGTTAACGGGGCGGGGATGGCGAAGTATTGCAGGACAATATCATAGTTGCTATCAGGTACACGCTCAAACTCAATCCGATCGGTAACAGTAAAGAATGAAGGCTGACCAGTGTCAGGCTGTAGTCGTATCTGTGCCGGGGCGCGAAACTTTAACTCGCAATCACCGCTACCCGTGACCAACTTAACACTTCGCATCGATTGGAAATCAGCAGGCAATGATAAGAACTGACCGGCCGTAACTGTTTCGAGCCGTGTCTCCTGCCCTCTTACCCGCAAGACCTCATCAGGATTGGCAAACATTTCCTGTTCAGCAAGCTCGATAAACGTATCAACTTTTTGGTCAATATCATCACGATGTGAGAAGTCGATAATCTCAAGCTTCAAATCGTTAAAAGTGGATAAGCTCATATCGTACCTTCTTTAGTTCGCAGCTTGAGGAAGTCATTACTGTTTAACTTTGCTATAAACCACTTCTCATTCGACTTAGCTAATGGGTTTGGGTCTCTGCCGCCCATTGCTTTTAATTCTTCGCGCCATATATCAATAACGATTAACGGTATCGAGGCGACTTTGTGGAAATCTTCTTTCCAGCCTGAGCCTGTATCTGTCCGCTCGCGCTGGTTAATATCGGTTAAGGCTTGCGTGTCTTGTGACTTATTGACCTTGATAATACCACTCATCGGGTCTTGGTAGAATGTCTCTGTAATGCCGGTATGAGGGTCGTAGTCTTTAAACGTAGCCATAATCAATCCTAAAAAATGCCCCGAAGGGCTTAAGTTACATCACCACCTTCACCGTCTGAACTCTCTGGCTCATCGACAATAAGCGGGATAGTGGGGTTGATCAGTGTGGCGCAGTTATTAAGGTCTGCGAACTTTAAACAATCACCACTAAGCCTC